GTAATGCACGAAAGGGTTATAAAAAAAACGTTGTACCCCCACCCCTTGTGTTTATTGGGGTTGGATTGGTTTGTTACCTCTGCGACTGTTGCATGATCTGTGGGCTGCTGCCAATGGGGAGTGGGGGTCGGCTGGTATCAGGTGGTCGGCTGTGAATGGGTCATCAGGTCGCTTGCCTTCTCCACATATCCAGCAGGCTATGGCTGTGTCTCGGATGTGTTTGGCTTTGCGTTTGTATTCACCTTTGTAGTGTGGTCTGTCTGGCTTGGGGTGTTGTCTGTTCCATATTGATTGGCAGGTGTCGCATCGTAAAGGGTTAGTGGTCAGTGTGCGACAGGTCAGGCAAGGGCGTTGGATGGGCATTACTTTCGGTGTCTGTCGCTGATGATTTTGGGTACGGTGTTGTTCCATTTAACGGAATGGTGCAGTCGTTTGTGTGAAGTTCCCATACTGCGTACAGTTACACACGATGGTGCCATCATCACAGTATAAAAGGATTTAACATATGTTCCGACCTCCAAGTAGATCTCTGTAAGTCCACCTTTATTCTTTTGTGTTTGTTGTTGGGTCAGCATCATTGCAGTGGTAGTCAAATACAGTTTGCCTCTAGATCCTTCCACTACATAAGTGTTGACATCTTCATTGATTCTGCCTATAAAGGTGACAGGGTTGCTTGTCTTAAACAAAAACGAGTTCATTGCTTTGCGTAACAGTGGTTTAGTGGCAGCAGTTGAACCTATGCCTCCCATGAAGTCGCCTCCTTGCGCCATCGCAAAGGTGCTTGCCTTGCTTACATTTAAGAACTCAATCATTGCTTCAAACACTTTGTCCATATCTTTTATGTAACTGTGTTTAAGTTTCTTTTCCTCTATCCATCTGAACATGAATGATGTGTAGTCATCATCTAACTGCATAAAGTAGTCAAGCCCCAGATCACGGGCTATCTGGAACGAGGCGTTGCGTGCATAGACCACTGCTGGTGGTAAGTCTTGTTTTGAGTCTCCGACATCAAATGTTTTTGCGATCTCTTTCTTACTGAATATGATCACATTGTTTTCACCGAACTGGTTTCTGTATTGGTCGGCGCTTGTATCTTCGTCATCTAAAACGAAATAGATGTCACCTGTATATCCGCATCTGCGTAATGTTTCTACTGTATAAACATTGTCTGCTCTGCCATGAGACAAAATAAGAACAGCGAACTTGTATCCACTACTCATCGTCATCTTGTATCAGTAGATCATTCATTGTGTTAGCGAATATTGCGTAACCATTTGCTATCGCATCTTGTGCATCTATGATCACCAACGCAGAAGCCTCCATAAGTTTTTGGATCTTTGCTGTCTGGTGTGGATAGAACTCAGCAATCTTTTGATAGTTAAACACTATGTGTCGGGTCGCTGCTGCTAATAGAAACTCTGTTATCTCTGCTTCTAGTTTTGCTTTCTCTATCTGGATTACGAGTTCAGTGTATTTAGTTAGGTCACATAGTTCAGTGATCGCTGGTTGTTCACCAACTATTTCATAGTGTGGGGCTTTAATTGATTGCGTGTATTTGTCTAACTCATCTTTTAGTTGTTGATCTTTGTCTGAGTCTGAAATCAGTTCGTCTAATGCATCACCATCAAACCCTGTACCGATTAAACTTCCTTCTGTTTCCTCTAACTCTTTCAATAGGTCAATCAGTCCATCTGAGTCGTAGGTTGCTAGATCGGAGGATCGGTTATCTACCAGCAGGATTCGTAGTGCTTCTTCGTCATCACAGATTTTTGCACTCGCAATAATTGTTTGCCAACCTAAAGCCTTCGCTGCTTTCCATGTGTGGTTGCCAGCGAGGATGCGCCCTGTTGATTTCTGGTATGTGATTGGTTTGTATTGCCCGTGTGCTTGTAAAGATTCGCTAATCGCACCAACATCACCTTGTCGGACATTTCGTGGATGTGGGTGGACAAGATCTATAGAAATGATTTCTGTTTCTAGGCTGCTCATTACTGTTCCTCAATGATGTAATCGGCATGACTCATATGAACAAATTGTTTTGTTCGGGTAATACAAATCCATGTTGGGGCATCACTATCGCAAAGGCATCCAACTGTTTGTTCTGGATTCCACTCAACAGTGGCTTCACATTTGTTGCAAACAATTTTCATGATCTTGCAGGATAAACAGGTGGAGACCAACTGCATGACGGGTCATGTGGTGGGCGTGTTGCTAAAGCCATCTCTCCATCAACATCCATCATGATGAGCAAATCAATCGGTTTGTCTCCTGTATCAAAGTTGCGCAATGTAACTTTCCATCTGCAATATCCGTCATCGTCAGCCAGAATCGTTATGAACTTTGGTTCTAACGCAAAGACTTCCATCACAACTCTTGTCCTTGTGACATCGCTACTTGGATACGGCTCACAATAGATCTAAGTTGTGCTACTTCGTTAGCGATCTTGGCATAGGCGATGGTGAGCGCATCGTTGTTGATGCGTAAGTCATCCCGTTCCTCACGGACACGCTCCAAAGCCACTTGCATTTCATCGCAGCGTGCCTGCCAATGTGCCAGTTCCACTGTTGCTGATTCACTCATTTCTTTATTCTCCTTTTCTTAATTTCTGTTTCTAATGCTTCCACAGTCTGAACCAGTAAGTCCACTTCCATCTGTCCAACAGTCATCTTGCGTAAAAACGCTACGGCTGCCTCTAAGTCTTTGATCGTCATAAGTGTTCTCCATATCTAGTACCAATGCCATCATTGCAGATGGGCTAACTCTCTAACCGAGGAGGGTGAAGTGAGGTTGCGCTGCTTGCCATTGGTGCGCTCTTACTTTACCTGACCACTAATCCTTTGCCACTCCTCATGGCGTTGTTTTCTTTCTCGTGAGCGCACTTCTCGTTGGATACGGTTTCGTGCTGCTTGCGCTTTTTGCTCCCGTTGAATCCCGTCAATAATTCCAACATATATTCCAGCAACCAATCCGATTGCAATACCTGAAAAGACCAGCAATGCAGGGTTGTCAATAAACGGGTTCATAGGTTCTCTCCGTGTATCTCACAAGTTTTGTCTAGTTCCTCATCGCAACTACACATTGGCATATCTGGAAAATCTTGTTTTTTAATAATTTGATCTACTAACGGAAACAAATGTTTTGCTCGTGGATCAACGGTAAGCCATTTGTCAAACGGTGATTGTTTCATCCTGTAATCCGTTCTACTTTGCACAGGTGTACCCGTGTCTCATTCAATGTCATTGTTGCCTTCAGGAACTCTGCTGCTCCGTGCTGAATGTCGTGCCCTGCTGCTGCAAGAGTCAGCAAATTAGTGAGCCAACCAAGTGCACCCAGTTCATAAAACCCGTTTTCGTCATCGGCGTTTTCCTCCCAGTCGTGCATTGCCACAATCAGATTCACTTCAAACAGTGCTGTTTGTCCTGTCTCAATTAGTTGGATGTGTTCCAGTGTGTGCTTTGTAATTTTCATTTGCTGTTCTCCTTTGTTTGGAATTCGTAGCCACAGTTATCGCAAATCAAGATCTTTGCTGATACAGGTTTTGCGCAGGCACGACAAGTGACATCCCTCAGGGTGAGTAAATGTCTTGGTGTCCGATAAGTTTTGACACCATTGATTTCGTATAGTGGATAATTCATTTTTCCTCCTCTGTGATGTAAAGCAATGATTTTGCAACCAATGCTTGGTGCTTCCATTCTTTCAGTAGTTCAAAATGTACGCAAGTATTTAGCCAAGACTTTTCTGGTGTCATCGGTGATTCATTTCTTTCGTAAGAGTGATTTACATATGTGACCATTTTGTTTGCTTCCTCTTTAGTCACTCGCAAATGTTTTGCCAGCATCTCCAGATCTAATGCTTTAAATTTTGTTTGTCCAGCCCAATACGATGCATTGCTGTAAGCGTGCATTGGTACACCATCTTCGTCAGCCAAATGTATGTCAACTAGTGGCTGTAGTTCAGGGAAGTGTTTGATGATTTCCTCGTGGATACATCCACCTGACTCATGAACTTTCCTACCGTTTTTAGCGAGTCTAAAAACATCTCCACCAATCGCAAAGTATGCGTTGCTGTTTCCGTCACGATGAACCAAATCTGCGATTACATCTATTTGGTACTTCTCGCTATCTTTGTAAAAAACTTTGCTCCACTTTTTTGTTGCTATCAGTTTCATTTTATTTCCCTCCTCAGGGCTTAGTTGGTTTTTGATATTTAACTGTTTAATTGAACTTCTAAATTGAATTCATTTTCTAAAATTGTCATCATTAGATCTGCACCCAAATCGGTCTCAAACTTTTTAGCCAGATCATAATTGTCTGTCACAAATAGTTTCAACTTTTTAGTACTTTTGTTTTGTGTGACCTTTGCCAAATAGCAATCACCTTTGTTGAAATCTACTATCGTAATTGAATAACTCATTTTGTTTCCCTCCTCAGGGTATTTGTTTGGTTTTGTTACTTCGTGGATGTCTAGGACTTGAACCTAGATGTCTGCCAGTCACCCTACCTTGATTAGAACTTTATGCAACTAAAAATACGGACATCAGATCCAGCCTTTGTTGATGCTTGGTATCCCTCACCAGATGCAACATATTCTTCGGGTGTAAGACCATAATCTGAAGCAAAATCTTTGTTAAAATCAATGTTGATTTCGTGCTTCAACTCTTTCATGTTGCTTGCATTGAACTCCATAATGTAAGAGCCATCAGCGTAATATGAAGTGTGATTGCATGACTCTGTATGGTATTCGGTAGTTCCATTGTTGCAAGTTACTTGTTTGACTTTCATAATCCCTCCTCAGGGTTTCTATCAACCTCTTGGCTGATGTATTAAGTATTACAAATATGCAAGAAATATGCAAATCATTCAATGCCACAAAACCTAGTGCCAGACAGCGTTTGCAAACTTTCTTAAAACTTTATTGAAAAAACTTTAATTTGTGCATCCATTCCACGCTTGCCAGCCACACCCACCATTGCCACGATTGTATTTGATAATCGCTTCAGCAGCAGCCACATTAATTTCAGGCACAAACAAATCTGCTGGAATAAGATCACGCTTCATAACAGTTTGCAAAAAACCTTTCGGATATGAAGTTGTTTTACTAATCCAAAACAAATTGATTTGAAACAAACCTAAAGAACCTTTAACACCTGCAACAGTTACAGGATCAAGTTTGTTGTGCGCCAACTTATTACAGCGTGACTCACGAAACGCAATCCGATCAGCCATACGAACATCAGCGTTACTCCAACCTGCTTCCGTTGTAAGTTTCCAAACATTCATGCACTTAACCTTAGGCAAACGCTTCGCATCAACACCAGAAACATTAGTGAACCCTAAACTTAATGCCACAATACAAACAAAAATCTTTTTCATAATTACTCCGTTCATCGTAAGTCCTTCTCATGGAACTTGGATTGGCTCTGAGCCTCGTTCGCCTACTTCGGCGTGTTCCAACACTCTAACACCTGCACCTCTGAGCGCATATCAAATATATATTTTATGATCACATCACACCAAAGGCAGAGATGTAATGCTCCTCCCGTTGGTATGCCACACTCCAACACCCTAAAACAATTCCTCTACACACTGCGCTTCACCATCTTGCGTAAATTATTTTGTCTCACATAAAAAATCGCATGGTGATCTAACTACGCTCCCGTAGATAACGCCCACCACTTGCGAAAGTGGCACACCCATGCAACTAGCCGATTGTCAAACTTTTATTTCAAACACTCACAACGAACAACAGTTGTGCAAACCTTTCCCCGAATATCTGTAACGGTATAAAGATCATGCACAATAACTCCATCCTCAATTCGTAAACCATCATCCCAACCCGTACCATTACAAATCAGGCAGACTGAAACATTAGCGACAGATCCGTCTAAAACACTTCGCACCATTCTTTTAATTTCGGGTAACGAAGGAATTGTGTTGTGCTTCTCTACTAACCCCATAACTTCTCTGCCCTGCTTCACATCAATAGACAAAAGCAAGGCATCATCACGCCATAACGCTTTCATGCCGTTACGAGGAACAGGTGTTGTTGGATACATCCCACAGATCTTGTCAATCATTGAATCAATCTGAATCGGTGTCATCTCTTACCCTCCTAAAGTTGGATCAATCTACCTTGCGCAACAGGAATTGCTACAAACTGTTCTGCCTGCGTATAAATAGTGTTCTTTGTGACAACAGGTGCAGATAAAAAAGTTGCACCAGAAATCAACAGGGCATGTGTGCGCTCATCATTTAACATGACAAACCAAGTCAATTTGTCTGCTGTAGCGAACTTGCGTTTCCGATTACTAAAATGGATTGTGTCAAAAGGAAACACTGAGCCAGACCAGTTGTGTTTAACCTCTACTTCAAACTCGTAGCACTCACCCTTCAACACTCCCTGAACATCAATACCGTATTGATCTGGATTAACCCACGCCATAAAACCTCTACTGACTAGCCACTCAATGACCTGATGCTTTGCATTGTCATCTGCGTTGTAATGCTCCTCAGAAAAAACTTTGTTCACAACAATGCGCACAACTCTGCGAACTCATCCAACGACATCAAAACAATGCCCTCGGAGGTGCCGTCAGGCATCGCTATCATTGCGAACGGTCTAATATCACCCAACGATTTTGAAGCATTACTCTGAAGGCGTGCATCACGGAAACGAGTCCAGATCGCATTAATCTGTGCACCTGCTTTCACCTCAACCCTAAACATGCCACCCCAATGCTCCTCGTGTCGTGTACCAGCATTACCTGTAGCAGCCAACCCCAACTTCTTTCGTGCAATACGAGCCTTGCTATCGCCCTTAGAACGGTTGCGTTTACCTCTAGCCGTAGGATCACTGCAACCCTTTACACGGCGTAACCCATCACGAGCAGGTCTGCCAAGCGCACCGAACTTAGGGCATCCAGTGAGATTGCATTTCTCTTGATTACCTTGACATTCGCCTTTGCGCTCATCCATTAGCAGACCAGTTGTAACCCTCAAAGTTTGCAATCGCTTTATTCATCTGCCGTGCATCCTGTTCATAGTTTGCTTCCACAAGATCAATCGCAATGCGTTTCCAGTTATCACGATCTAATTCCATATTTTTGTATTCGTCAATCGTGTATGAGACACGACCCGTAGGGATATATGTAATCATCCCACCACTTTCGGTGCGTTCCAATTTAATTTGCTCACTCATTTTGTTAATGCCTCCACATACGCTTGGCGTGCTTCTGCACAAATATTGCAACTTATTCTTGCTTTAATACAAATATCAAAGTGACTCATCATTGTTGCTAAGCCACGCCATTTATCAATCTCTCTAAGTAACACCATATTTTGTTTTCGTAAATCCTGTAACTGATCATGACTACCCCAATTACTGTTGTACCTACTCATCATCGTCCTCCGTTTTTCCACATCTTGTTTCTTTAACAATTTTTTGTAATACACAATCGCAATCAGCCAAAGGCTGCCCAACAGATTTCATCTGCGCCTCAATTCGTCACGGTGAACTCTGCGTTGTGCTGGTGTCATACCACCAAACACACCCCACCGATCACAGTCCTCATCTAAACCGATCACTAAATCTAAACATTGTTGGCGTACAGGACATAACAAACAAATTGTTTTTGCTTCATCCCAACGAGACTCAAATGCGTTGTATTCAGGAAAGAACACTCTAGAGTCCAATCCCAAACACAACGCATCTTCACGCCAATGATCACGCCTCAAAAGGCTTCCTCATCAGGCAGAACAACTGGTTTGCCAACTGTTGCTTCCATCAAAAGTTTGATTAACGCTGAACCTTCTTTAGTAGTCAGTTCATTAACCGAAGTTTTTTTGAACTGCTGTTTCAATATTGGTGTGACATCTCCATCAACTTTTTCTTTCGCAAGTTTGCTGATCAAACCTTTTTGTTTCTCAGAGATCAACCCACCTGTTACGGCTGCTTTAATTGGTGTAATCACTGCTTGTGTAACAACTGCACCACCAAAGATTTCTGCTACTTCAGCAGGCGTAATCTCACGATCATCAACAGACTGTGCTGCTGGATGATTTTGCATTGAACGCTTCACTTCTGCAGTGCGAACAATCGTTGTGTTGTCAGACCAATCTTGTTTGCTCCACAAACTTAATGCAATACCAAAACGCATAGAAGCGTTACGCAAAAAATCTCCGATCAACTCTTTATCCAAGTCTTGTTTGTCAGCACGCACCGAACCAACACCTAACAAAGATTTGCCCAACAGCGTAAGTGTTGCCCACATAGTTGCTGTGCCATTCTCAACATGGATAGCAGGTCTCCCATTATCCCAAGCGACAGGTTGCCAATTCCAATTTGGATCAACTTCAATGAGGATTTTTGTGATGTCTGCGTGACTCACATAAGCCAGATTAATTCCGTTGCGTGGAATAGTGCCAACAATCTTTGGATCAGGAATTGCATACTGCTCCAATACTGCTTTCAACATTTGTGTTTCTAGTTCCTCACTCATTACTTTGCCTTCTTTCTGTGTGTTCTCATCACACGATATGGGTTTCCTTGCTTCATGTATTGCTTTACTAGATCTGGATGTTCTAGTTTTATTCGTGCAGCATCAAACGATTCTTTTCCTGCTTGCTGTTTCCACGAAACTATTTGTTCACCTTGCCAAGTACCAACATCGTTGCCCAACATTATTTGTGCAAGAGCATCTTTTGCTTTGGACTCCAACTCAGCAGCCTGCTTCGCTAATGCACGGGCTTCCTCTAATTGATGCACCCAATCTATTGCACCCTCAGGCAACTCAATGCTAGTTGGCTTCACTTGAAATATGCGTGCAATATCATCAGCACTAAAGTTGTTGATCTCATCCATAGGTGGCGTGTTTGTGTCAACCCAATCACCAAAGATTTCTGACTCCAAAATTAAACTATCAACAGCCAACGGATTCTCTGGCAACTTCACAACACTCAAACGCATATCACGATCCAGAACACTGAACCAAACAGGCACATCTAACACTGCTTGCTGTGCCCAACCTTGCCACAGCCACTCCTCAGGCAGATCACCAGAATCATAAATGCTGTACCGAGTAGTTGTCTTTGCTTCCACAACGACTGTTGGATTTAATGCGTTATCCACACCATCAAGACTGATAGACAAACGCCCGTTACGATAAATCCAATCAGGTGTAAAGATACCTACACCCAACTTGTTTGATGCATTAACTATCAATGGTGTTTCCAAAATGTTGCCACGATCAAAGACAGCGTTGGAAGGCTGCTCTACAGGTTCATTTAATTTATCTGCAAACAACTCTCCACGAGTTTTGTATGGGCTTGCACCCATCAACACTGGTATGTCGGATGCACCAAAAACGCAGTTACCGTTCTCATCCTTCCATCGTGCAAGTAGCCAATCTTTGCTTCCGTGCTTCTCTTTCGCTAGTACCTTCATCTGTTCCTTCTTTCTTGTTGTTGTCTGATCTCAACTATTACTTAGGGGTGTAACAGAGTTATTTTTTGTCTAACGCCCGATCCGATTTAGGATCTCTCACTTCCCAACTGCGCTTCTCCACCTTCTTAAACATATCGCCATGATCATCAATGAACTTGCGTACCGAAGGCTTTGACAAACCTGAAACGGTAGCCAACATTGGCACAGTAACTTCGGCGTACACATTCTGTGCGCACCATACTTTTAAGTCACCATAAAGGTCGGCTCTCGTAACGCTGTCAGGTGAGCGATGTGCTTTGGCTAGTAGTTCACCAATCTTTTCAGTTGGTACTTGCTGGCGTGTTTGGTATGGGATATGTGCAGCCCACAATGGTCTGCCGTAAGTTGCTATCGCTTCAGTAACTTGATCAAGAGCGTTCATGATTTCACCTCCCACTTAATGTCGTAAAGCCATTTATCCAACTGTGCAGAAGTAAATCTTGCTGCTGCTTTTTCATCCATACCAGAAAGTCGGGCTGCTTTTTCTACTTGATTCCAAGCCTCCATCAACTGACTGATTGCTTTTTGATTCTCTGACTTTTCCATAATCCCTCCTCAGGGTTTGCTTGATACCTTCATCATTACCTATGTAGCGACTAATTGCAAGTCTTTTGTTTGCCTATGCCAGCAAGGGTTCTAGCGAATACTTGCAACCCTGAACTTGACTTTATCTAAAACTTGGGCATTAATAATGTGATCAACAGCGTACCCGTATTGTTCTCCACGCACCTCAGCAAAAGACACAGACACATTCCAACGCTTCTCGCAAGCGTGCTTCAACGCTTTGTAAAACTCTTTATGGTGAACATCCCTCTTACCATTTGTGCGAACAGGTGGACACGCACAATGAGCCAACTCATGTGCCAACACATGCCAAGTCCATTGACTTGATCGCTCAGTTTGTTTGAGGTTCACATTCACTTGGATCTCATTCCTCCAATAAGTTGCGTGACCTGCACCAAGTTGATTTCGTGCGTTAACGATATTTATTTTAGGCATCGGCTTACCTTTATGCCATGCGTACATCAATTTCCAAACACGCTCACCTTCTTTTTGGATTGCTGCATTTCGTTTTAGGACAACAGATTTTTTATCACGCACCACTTTCTTTTTGTCATTCAACTGTTGCACTTTGACTTTGCGTTGCTCACTTTTAACTGTGCGTTGCTTTTCCAATGTTGGTGAAATGCGTTCCACAAGTTTTCCTGTTTTACCAGAACACGGCAAACAATATCGGCGCACATCATTCTTGCGTGGCTTTGTTGGTGCAAGTAATCCATGATCACAAATTGCACATTTCCATCTGACTTGCTTTGTCATTATCCCTCCTCAGGGTTATCGGTTGTTTTTATCCGATAGACATAGTTTAGCAGATTGTCAAACCATTGAATTGCAAACTATCCAAAAATACGCAATCAAACTCAATGCCACAACGGCAAAAAAAAATATTAAAAAAATATTTAGACCATTTCAAATGGTTATGGAGAGCAGCCCCATTTGATCAGAAACAGGGCTGCTCAATCCACTGTCACGCTACGGAGAAGGAGAACATAGCGCAACACGAAACACCTTACAGATCAAACCCTGTCCAGTCCACCAGCAAAAATTGCACGCATACTCTTAACCATCGCAACAGGAATAGCCAACACACAATCCAACTGATCAAAACTATTTTGCGACTGTGCCAAAACAATGTGATTAGGTTTTGTTTCAGGCAACAAAATACCTACCGACACCACTACACAAGGATCGCAATTAATTTCTGTAATGTCAATCCAAGTGTTTGTATCTGCGTGCGCATCATGCCAAACAACTTCCACAAAACTTGTCATCACCAGTTTTCCTTTTTGCGATCAACAAAAAACACGGGTGCTTGAATCGTAATGTTCTTTTCAGGTGTCACCAAAGCCAACGCTTGCTGTGGTTGTTCATAACCGAAGCCCATCAACAATGCGTACTCATCAAAACCTTTCATCGTTCCATTGACCACCATCTTTGGTGTGCTTATGTATTGATGCCAGTGACCTAGCCACATTGTTTGAAACGATTTACCTGTAGCCAAATAGCGTGCCTCTTTCCGTGAACGCATACGCATGATCGGTGAGTAGATCCCACCCCAACCTGAACCACCAGAAACCTGATCGCCGTGCGTAATCAAATGCCCGTGCTGGTAAATATTGATTAAGGCATCAGCCGACTCTGGGATACTAAAAGTGACCCGTTTATCTTTTGTGAAATGGCGTTCAATCATTTTTGCTATCAGCCAATCAAAGTTGGTTCTGACACGCTGCTTCATCCGAGGCTTCCTAGTAGTACGCCCATGATTACCCACAACAGAAACGACATGACATTTCTTGAACTCATCAGTAAGCAACTGAATTGCTGCTGCGACCTGTTCAGACCAAAAAAGCAACGACCCAATCATCGTGTCCTCGTTCGTAAGAGCCAACTCCTCGTGGATATCCCCTGTAAAAATGTCTCCACCAAGAATGATTACAACACCATCATATGAAACACCAGAAAGATAATGGCGTGCCATTTTGATCACATTCTGTGTCCAACGCTCTAAACGCATCACAGCGATCTCACGGTTGTAGGCGTTCAACCCTTCCATCTCATCAGGGTTCACCACTTCATCAAAGTGTGTGTCCGACAACATGACTACAAGTGTGCCTGCACTGCTTTTAGGTTTTACAGGTGCAAGCCACATCGGAGGCTGTATCGCTGTTCCTTCAGCCATATCAACCACCGACAAAGTGCGCTCAAGTTCCTCAACCTTTGAAAGTAGTCGTGCGTTCTGGTTTGCTAACTGGTCACGCTGCTTGCGTACACGCACCACATCAACATCAATCTCTACAATTTTGGCTTGATCAATTTCGTCACGCAACGCCATTAGCCAAATCCCTTCGGAAGCAACCAACAGTTGAATGCGCCATCTTGTATCCACGCTGCGCCAACACATTACGAATAACGGCTGTCTGGATTGTTGTGTCCATTAACGCTTCCAAAAGATCATCACGATCCTCTGGTGTCATGCTGTCAAGAATGCTTTGTATGCGTGACTTTGCGCCAGCGCTTTTAGGTTTTTCAGTTTGGATTTGCTCCAATAACTTGCCCATTTTGTCCACCTTCTCTGTGTCCGTCAATATGTGTTTCTAACCTGTCACCAACTCTGTCCACACTTTTATGCAGCATCCGTAACTGTGCTTGCACAACTGCGTGATCTGTCCTGTTCTCTACTCTTGCGCTTAATGTTTCCTTCTTAAATGATTGCATATATCCAACGACAATGCCACCGATGGTTGTAATCAAAGCAACCAAAATAGCAGCCAACCCCATATCCATGTTATGCCCCTGTAACTACAGCAGGCAGATTATCGCCACAAACTAGACGGATATGCCACGCTTCCTCTTGTAGTTCCCAACTGAAACCGTAAGCCTCAATGTTGGCTTTCATCCATTCCAAAACTTTTCCACTCGCATTAGCAACATCAATAGCGATACCTAAATTATGGTTGGAAGTTCCTGGGGCTGCTAACGGTGCGTTACCTTTTTTTAGATACCAAACTTTGCCTTCAAACTTGCGTGTCTTTGCACCCTCAATAGGTTCAAGTTGATAGCGAGTTAAAAAGCCACGCTTCTGCACATCGTATGAACGATACAAATCTCCTGCGCTAGTTGGTTTCAACTCAATACCGTCTGCTGCTGCTTTAGCGACAAGTGCGTTCCATGCTTTCGCTGCTTTCGGATGTAGGAAACCTCCACCAGCAACTTTGAGCAACATTGTTGAAGGCAACTTCCCTGCTGGAACACCAACCAAGTTTGATGGCAAAACAATTTTATGTATTGGCAACAAACTCATTTAGCAGCAGCCCTTTTGCTAGCGATCTTTTTAGGTGTAGCACCGAACGCTGCATCAATTTCCTCTTTAGAAAGTGTGCCATCAATAGATGCTTTTGCAAGTGACTCAACCACTTTGAACACGGAAACAGCGCCAGCGATACACGCCGACTTCCAAACCTCTAGATCAGGTGCGATTACGGCTGCGCCAGTAATAACTCCGAGTGCGTTAGTGAGAAACAAGGCAACAATTCTGCCTGCAATATCTTGAACCTTTTTCATTGATCATCGCCTTTCTTGAGATATGTTGCTAACGAATGTACCACTACCGTTAAACAGGTAATCCATAATGCTTGGCGCAAAGTAGTTCCTGAAAGGGTAAGCAGCACTAAACCTGTGCCAGCCCAAACCCAAACATTTTCTACAAGATAATTTTTCATTAACTGTTGCGCCTGACTACTGGTGATGGCATTGCCACAAGGATTGTAGTACCCACAATAATTGTGCGTCTAACAGCCACATTCACATTTGAGCCAACTGGCACATAGTCATCAAAGCCTTCGCCACCAAAGATATTTATCTCGTTCTCAAACGCTTCTTTCACTGCTGTCGGTGCGTCTTGCACGGCTGCAACAATGTCTATCTGCTGCTCAACTGTCAAAGCACTTTGATCTACAGCATCAAACAATTCTTGTGCCTGCTCACCAGAAATGGATTCCAACACTTCGGAACTGGAAACAACTTCAACAGCCTGCTCGCTCGTAACTTCCGTGTTCAATAATGTGGTCACAATCGCTGTTATCTGATCAGGTAACGCATCCTGCAAATCTTGTAAGACAGCCACAAATGCTTCGTCAGACAAAGTAGGCAACAGAGCCTCGCTAGCAGGGAAAGTTGTCGGGGGTAGGTTTACCGTTGTTGAGGTTTCTGTGGCGTTAGGGAGGCTCGTAGAAGGCTCTGGGAGCGTATCTAGCGTAACGGTAGTATCAGGGGATGTCGTTGCTGGTGCTTTTTGGACTGTGGTTGCTGGAGACACCGTTGAAGGCGATGCTTCAACTTCTGTTGATTGGGTGGTGGGCAAAGTCGTTTCTACAGGTAAAGCCTCGCTCGTAGTTGTTGTTTCAACTTCTGCTGGCAGGGTAGTTGTTGCTGCTTCTGTCGTAGTTGTTTGAACTGTCGTAGTAGTCAGTTCGCTTGTCGCAGTCACAGTCGTAGATGGTGCAATAGTAGAAGTGGTCATCTGCTGGATCGTGGATGTTGTTGTGGATTCCCATGTTGTAGTTGTCTCCTGAACAGTTGTAGTGGTATCTGTTGAGATACCTGTAGTTGTAAATGCTTCATCAGGAACTATTGACCATCCTGTGTTGTCAATATTCCAAGCCAACATTACGCAAGTGCCACCACCGTTTTCGTACATCCACAAATCAAGAGGATGGCTGCCTGCACTAATGTCTATCTGTCCAGACTCCATCCAAGAACAACCTTGATCGTTCCAGTTGCCCCA